ATACCTAAATCACTCCATCCAAAACCTGTATTAAAAAATCCTCCTTTTTCTTCTGATGCCAATGGATTTGTTAAGTCATAGTTCGTTGGCTGTGTCTGTTGCTTTCTTGCATCATCTCTTTCATTTTTTGTAGCGGGTGTTACATCATATTCTTTACCCCCAATATATTCTTTAGCTTCTGGTGCTGTAATTCTATTAACTGTTCTAGTTGAAGTACCTAATTCTGATGGACCTCTAGGTCCATCGTTACCACCCCCTGATGAAGAGTTGCTAGAACTTGATGAAGAGTTGCTAGAACTTGATGAAGAGTTGCTAGAACTACTATTACCCTTAGAAGCACTTTGGTTTTGATTAGATTGATTACCCATATCCATTCCACCACCTCTAAGTCCAACTCTTTTTCCATGTTCATATTTAATTCTTTTATCTATCACTATCTTCTTCCTCCTGAGTGTACATCTAATCTAAATGTACCTAGTTTCCAGTTACTACTTATAGCAGTATTAGATATAGTTAAAGCAATTTGTCTAGCTCTTGCTCTAGTATCAATAAAATTAGTAGTAGTTGTTGAAGTATAGGTTTGTGTAGTAGCCGCATCATTAGGGTAATCTCTAAGATCTAATTTAATAATAACGTCTTCACTTTGAGAAACAAAATCTGGAATAATTCTACTAATCCTCATTATAAATTCTCCATCTCCTCTAAATGAAATACCTTCTCTTTGATCTTGTGTAATATCATAATCGCCTGAAGTAATACTAGCAGGTATTGCAACTGTAGCACTGGCACTTATTTGATCAAATCCAGTTTCGTGTTCAAAATAAATTGAACTTCCTTCTGTATTACCTATAACATCAAACGAAACGTCGTCTCCGGCGTTGTATTGAGTAGCATGAGGTAAACCAAATACTGATGAATCTTCCCATGTAGTTCTAGTAAATAAAGAACTAGCATTAGTAGACCATATAGAAGTCTCTTGAGTTGAGTCTAAATAGTTATATACGACACATCTATTATTTACATTTGATGTAGACGTTGGATAGAACCAGGTAATCTCACCAAACAAATTATTAATCCCTGCATAAACTAATTGGTTAGAGGTTGTATTTAGATCCTCATAAACATAATCTTCTACTAAACATTGCATAGACTGCAGTTGTCCAGTGTATCTAAAGAAACCATTATCAGACATCCAGTAAGCCGTACCATCAACTTCAACAGCTGCATTCATTCCTAACAATCCACAGTTAGTTCCAACTTGCTCGAAGGCAAATGTAAATGGTGTCCCTACAAATCTCATAGTAAACATAGCTGAGTTTGTCCAAACATAAAGAGCATTTCTTCCAAGTTTAGCACCCATGATCCGTGATCCGTCAGCCAATCTTTGTGAACCCGCACTGTTGATTGCTGTTGGAGTGTAATCATTTATATTCTCTTGAGAAGAGAATCTTATAAACATATCGTCTTGTGATGCTTTATCTCCAATTGTAGTTTCTGTTCCAAAGAACACTAAGTGTCTATCCGGTGTTGATACTAACATGTCCCTTGACGCTGTTGGTGCACCACTAATAATTGTTGCCCTATTGTCTGTTGCATTAACTGCATTTGAATCCCATTCAAAACATTCTCCATTATGAATTAAGGCTATGGCAGTTCCGCCTAAATTGTCCAAGGACCATAGTCCAGGGTCTATGACTGAATCGGTGTTAGCTGCTGGAGATCCCCAACCTGTGTAAGATGAACTGTTTGTAACTGTCGCACCATTTGAATGAGAAGCAGTTGTTGTTCCCCTGACACCTCTAGTAATCCCTGTAAGTATTAAACCTAAAACTCCAGTATAAGATATTTCTTCAGTACCAATTTGAATATAGTTTGTTCCTGTAGTGGGAAGACCGGCAACACTATTTAAAGTAATTTGTGTAGCGGATCCATTGTTTCCATTTGTGTCTGCTGCAAGTGATCCATTTAATGTAGTTGTTATAGCTCCTAAAATAATTCCACCAAATTGAGATATACCCCAACCATAAGCTCCCAATTGTTCTGCTGGTCCTACGTGGTAGTATTGAAAATATTTTACTCCTCCCGAAGCAGTACCCCCGGCTCCTGTCTCAACACTAGCCATCGTGATAGTGATGGTTGTAGTGGTAGGTATGGAAGTAACCATATATTTTTTACCATCAAAATCTGCAGCGTCATAATTAGAATTTGTAATAGTAGAAAAATCACTAAATAAAATAATGTCTCCTGCTACAAAAGTGTGGGCACTACCAAAAGTTATTGTAACTGTTGGTGAACCATTAGTTGTTGTAAAACAACTTGATAATGTTGTGCCTGTTGGATTAACTAAAGGGTGAATATCATAAAAGATACCTCCCGTATAAGCATATAAAATTCTGTTAGTGCCAATGATTGAATAATTAATAGAAGCATTACTAACCATATGATGTTGTGCTCTTGCAGCACCTGTTAGTTTGCTTATCCCTAATTGAGACCAGCCACCTATCTTCTCTGGTGTACCATATCTAAAACGTACGTTCTCCCCGCCCGTCCATCTATTTTCAGCGCCGGTAGAAGTAACTTGTTTGTTGAACCCTGGTACGAAACCTATTTTTTGTAACATATAACTCCATTATATTATGCATTCCGTATTGGCGGAACACCTAACATCGGCCTTTTGTCAAACCTATTCTTTTCTGCAAAAGGACCATTCACATGGTTATAATGAAGAAATACTTGTCCGCAAGTAGTTCCTTCAAAAGGTTCTCTCCAATGCTCTAATTCACATCCACTATATACTAGCATGTCACCAACATCAAGCAGGACTTTTGTACCAATTGGTGCACCGGGTTTAACTAAATTTTGTCTTTCATTCATAACATTATCCGCACCTGTTCCATCTATAAATATTGGCCAAGGGTCGCCACCCAAGTTTATCGTTGTCGATATTTCACAGCTAGGTCTATCTTTGTGTCTATGAAGAGTGTCTCCATTCTTATAAATTCTTGCATAGGAGTAGGTTGGAACTAACTGTAGCCCCGTCTCCTGAGCCATGACTGGTAGTACTTTAACCAACAAAGTCTCCATTACTGGATCAGCATAATGAGAGTAAGTGTTGGGTATTTGTTTGTCGGTCCATGTACCTAACATACCATTGTCATAGGTTATATTATTCTCGTACATATACTTAACCGCATCTCGTTTAAGTAAGAAGTAGTTAAATATAAAATTAGCTAACTCGTAGTTAACAGCACCTTTGATTACTTGATATTTATTAAAAGCCATGTTGTATAAAATTAAAACTTACTGATATTCTTAAATCATTTGATTGATTAGGTTCAACACTATGCCATAACCAAGCAGGAAACATTATAATACGTCCTGGAATAGGGTCAAGGTTTGCATCTCTCCATAAATGTTTAGGGGGTTTACCCTCTAATCTTGCAGGCATTACTATTTGTGCTCCAGGTCTAGGATCATATATTTTAAGCCTGCCCGCTTGTGGGTTTGATTTAATATAATACACACCTGAGAATAATGAGTTTGGATGTATGTGGGGTTGGTTCATTCCATCTTTAGGATTTATATTCGCCCACATATTACCAAGGACGGGTTCTCTATCTAACCATTCTTCTTTAAACATATCTTTACACATAATCATTAGTTCGTTGACTAAGGGTTGATACTCCGGCTTTGATGCCATGTCGGTTGTAGAATGCCATCCTTTGTAATTTGTTTTCTGTAATCCCTGATCTTGATTAGACCAGTTGACAATATCTTGAGCTAATTTATTGTTATCTAATCTTACATCTTTACCAAAAACACTTGTGGGAAAAAATTCTTCTCTAATCATCTAAAAGCTTTACCTCCAAACCATACAACAAGAGATTGTCTCATACCCTTTGTTACTGGATTAACTCTGTGATTTAAAAAAGATGCAAAACAAATTGCATGGCCTTGTTTAAGATTTGCAAATTTACCTGGAGCCATTAATTCTAAATCTCCTCCTTCAAACTCTGATGGATCATTCAATAATAGTGTCATTGATATTTTTCTAACAGGAGGTTCGTGGGTCATGTTCACATCACAATCCATATGCCAATCGTAGAACCCTCCTTCAGGGTACTCTGTAAATTGTGCATT